CTTGAAGTATTAACAGATGCAGTAGAAATGATGAAATTAAAGTTAGATGATATCAAACCTGATAAACTTCCATCCGTCATAGTTGCAACCAACAAAGTAGTAGAAAGTATTAGACGTGAGAGATTAGAAATTAATAAAAATAATGGTAATAAAAATGTTAATATTATATTCTATACACCTATTCAAAAGACAGTCGAGCAATACGAAGTCATTGATGTTTAAGGATTCATTTTGAGCAAACGGAGCTGGTGAGATGCCAACAGATTTATTACTACTTGGAGTTCCATACGAGGCTCTTAATAGTGAAGCTGCTACACTTACAGGTACTGTTTTCTCACTACCAGCTAGACATTCAGTATTAGATTGGCAAGTAGTTATTGATGATGATGAGGATGTCACAGTCACATTATCAACGGCTATGGATATCACAGGACCATATCAGGTAATAGATACTATAACTCTTACAGGAACTGAGCTATCTGAAATTAGAACTATTGATGCGGCTGCTGGTAGATTTGGTAGGTTAGATATTACTGTGAATGCTAGTGAAGTTTTAGTGGTCGGACAGGTGATAGCTAAGGTTTCTAATCCGTAGAATAGTATTATATGAATCAACATGAATAAGATAAATAATCAAAACGATAATGCTAATCAAACTAGTGAATTAATAAATACACAGATGCCCTGGCAAGTAAAAGCAATTGGATTAATAGGTGCTCCTACCGCAATTGCATGTTATCTTGTTTATATATTAGCTGGTGAAGTTAAGACAGTATCGACAGAAACAAGGCAGAGTTTAGCAAATCACACTAATCAAACTAGTGAATTAATAAATAGATTAGATGAAGCAAATAGAGAACAGAAGCTATTAAAACTTCTTTTACAAAGGATATGTGTGAATACAGCTAAAACAGAACAAGCCCGCGCCGATTGTTTTCGTTAAGGAGAAATGAATGAGAAAATTTTTAACTGCAATTTTATTTCTATTGTTTAGTGTCCAAATTTTAGGACAAGCAACACTAACTTCCAAATTAGGATTTGATCAGGGTGGTTTATCATTAGCAGAAGTAAATGCCTATATATATAGATATTATCCAGATGGAGCTGTTAATGGAATTAATTTAATTACTATTTGTACTGGTGTTAGCTCACCATTTATTTGCGTTGCTGCTTTTCCAGCTTTTACTCCTGGTATGCACTCAATTACAATTACATCTAGTAATGCTGCTGGTGAAAGTCCTAAAAGTTCTGCCTTCTCATTTACATTTGTCATACTTCCTTCAGCTCCATTGAATCCTAGAATCGTAAGTAATTAATTTCTTATATATAAGATAGAATGAATCTCACCGGACCAGTTCAACGTGCAGTCTCAGAGGGGAACGGCTTATATGAAACTTTCTTACGAGATAAGAATCTTAAACCACATCCCAAGCAAGAAGACGTATTAACATTACCAGATGAAGTATTTGAGACATTATATGGCGGAGCAGCTTATGGTGGAAAGAGTTGGCTACTTACATTACTTCCATTATTTAGGGGATTCTATAAATATCGTGGATTCAAGGGTATCATATTACGGAGAAAATTCCCCGACCTTGAACGTGAAATTATACGATTATCCAAAGAATATTATCCAGCCACAGGTGGTAAATATAATGAACAGAAACATAGCTGGGAATGGCCGATGTATGGCAGTTATATGGACTTCGGTCATGTCCAGCATAATACCGATATCAGTATGTATGACTCTGCTCAGTATAATTATGGCGCTTTTGACGAACTCACTCACTTTGATGCTTATCCTTATCATTACATGGTTGGCTCTCGTATTCGTCCAGGCGGTGACTTCCATATATCATTCGTTCGTAACGGCTCGAATCCTGGTGGGCCAGGACAAACATTTGTATATAACAGATTTGTCAAACCACACGAAGATGGATATAGAATAATAAAAGATAGTGCAACAGGTCTTCTTAGAATCTTCATACCTGCATTAGCTGAGGATAATCCTTATGGGATGGAATATGATCCGCTCTATGTTAAAAAGCTTGAAATCCTTCGTGAATCATCGGAGGCAGAATACCGCGCGAAGCGATGGGGTGATTGGCACGCCTTTAAAGGATCCGTATTTACTACATTCAGAGCAATTAGATTTCCTGGTGAACCTGACAACGCACTGCATGTTATTGAAAGCTTCCAAATTCCAGAATGGTGGCCTCGCATATTGTCAATTGACTGGGGAAAGACAGCAATGTGCTATGCAATGTGGGGTGCTATCTCACCAGACAAAAGAGTATATGTTTATAGAGAGAGAGGATGGAAAGGGAAAGATATCGCTCATTGGGCTTCAGAGATAAAAGAGATACATGATACAGAACAAGAGATTCCTGAAATCACAGTCCTATGTGGGTCTGCTTGGCAGAATAGAGGATCTTCCACTATTGAACAAGACTTCACCAAATATAGTGGTTTAGCTGCTATTTCATCAGAGAATACTCCTGGAAGTAGAATCTCAGGACTTCAAGGAATACATGACTTCCTTAGATGGGAAAAGAGAATAACTTTAAACAGTAAAGAGCAATTCTATGATATGACTAAGGCTCAGGAAATCTATAGAAGATTTGGTCCCGAAGCATTAGAAAGATATCGAAGCCAATTTCTTGACGAGCCAGATGAAACTAATCTTCCTATCTTACAGATATTTAATAACTGTCCTATTCTTATCGATACAATTCCTATGTGTGTATATGATGAGAAGAGAACCGAAGATATTGCTGAGTTTGATGGGGATGATCCTATCGACGATCTTCGTTACTTCTGTAAAGTTGCACGACGATATATCATAGGTGAATTAGGAAATATGCAACATCAAATGGCTATTAATAATATAATCGCAGGCTTACAAAAAGATCAAGACATGACTAAGTTCTATAGGCAGATGGAAGCCGTTGAGCACCAACCTCATTTTGGGAACGTGAAAGTAATTCCTTTTTCTAGACGAAGCAGGTTTGCAAGAAGGAGAATTCATTGATTAGATTCATCCTAGCATTATTTGGCAAGCAATATGAAAGCTGCAAAACATGTGAAGTCTATAAGCAGCAGATAGAATATGAACGTGCCGAAAAAGAGATGCTTCTTGAAACGCTTACAAGTTTACTGAAACCACAAGTCATCGTTTCTCAACCATCTCCAGACCTTAAACCTATCACTCCTAGATTTCAACTATTCTCTAAACGAAAAATAGAATTAGAAAAGGCTGATGCTGCAAGAGCCAGAACATTAAAGACTTCTTTAGTTGTAGGTAAAGCTGATTCTGAACTAAGAAAGCCAAAAGAAATTAAAATCACTAATTCTAACAAGGAAATTCCAATAGAATCTATTAAAGTTAAAACAGTAGAAGAGTTAGAAAAAGAACTTGGAATTGAAGAAGTAGTTTCATAATCATGCCATCAACTGATCCTTCTTCTTCAATGTTAGAAAGAATCTTCGGGACTGATAAGGAGAGATTTACTAAGGGAATTAAAATTAGAAGATTAACAAAAGAAGCTGGATTACCAGAAGATTATGGTAAACAGATATTTGAAGGAATGCCTGTAATGGGAATGACTAAATATGTAAAAGCTGGAGTTCCCAATGTTGCTAAAAGGATAGCAGGAACAGAGCTTTATAAAAAAGGTATGAGGGCATTAGGAATGGATAAGGTTGGAGAGGAGTTTGCAAAGCGTTATCCTAGAATATCTGCTCATATTGGTCCTTACATTGAAAGTAATAAAGATGTTGCTGGCAGAACTAATGTAGGCGATGCTTTTAAATATGGACAAGAAATGATGCCAGTAGGACTTAATCCTAAGGCAACTGCTAATCTTGCTGGAACTATGGCACATGAGGGAACTCACGTTGCACAAAGATTAGGTATGGGATCTAAAATGCCAGATGTTTATACTGCTGCTGATAGAGCAGTAGGATATGAACTTAATCCATTAGAAGAATCTGCTAGAAGAGTAGCTACACGTTATGTTCATGGTAGAAATTTAAAACCATTTAAAACTGATAAAGCACTATCAAGAATAGTAGAGGGTATGCCAGCCGGTGATCCTGATAGAATTACAATAGCTCAATCTGTATTAAGGAGACGAAAGTAATGCCTAACACAGCTACAGTCACAGCAAAGCTCGGTCCAGGCTTAACGGCTACTGCTATTGTCTTATCACCTGTAAATGGAATTGACTTTCAGTTTGATAGGAAAGTTGTAGGAATACGGCATGGTGATCCTGAGAAAACATCTTATTTCGAATATGCTGATATCGCAACTGTTACATTCACTGTCTCACAGCCTGATACAGCAGTTGTTATCTCGACATAAACGAAATATCCCATGTCTGCTAGACTAGACGAAGAAACCAAACGTCTTCTCAAGACAGTAG